TTTTCGATTGATGTACCACTATCTCCACCTCTAACAGGTAAGAAGAAATCTTCCGTAAGGTTTTGAATATTGTATTTTAAGTTATAATCACCACTATTTTTATCAACAAAAGGAGTTTTTTTCATTTTGTTGATAATTTTTTGCATATAGCTATCAACCTCTTGTGGGTTAATATTACCAATATCAATTTTGAACACTCTCTTTTCAGGTGCTCTCATAATACGATGGATTAACATCGCATCTTCCATAAGAGATAATTGTTTCCAAACTCTACGACCACCTTCAATCATTGCTTTACCATATGGAAGGAAGTTTGTATCTGAAAGTAAACGGAAGTGAGCCATCTCATAGTTCTCATATTCCTTTTTACCAAATCTATCTAATTCAACTTTAAACTTAACATAATTTTGATTCGTTGGGTCAGTACCTTCTAATCTTTCCGTATTATATACAGAATATGGTATTACATTTACAATACCTTTACCTTCTGCTATTTCTAATGCCAAAAAGAAATCACCATACTTAACTAAATTTCTTACCCAAGGCCAAAGATTAAATTCAACATTAATGATATCATAAAAAAGATTGTGTAATAATGCACTTACATTTTCATTTGTAGATTTAATTGTAAGAGTATCTCCATATTCATTCTTTGTAGTAGATTCATCAGCGTAAATATCCAATGCCGATGCTATAATTGGGTCATTATCCATTGCATCGTAGTCTCTAAATAATTCTCTACGAACTTGGTGATATGCCATTGATTGAGCTCCTTGCTGAGTCTCATAATAAGACCTTTGTAATTTTGTATATCTATCTCTAAGATTTACGAAATTTGTATTCATTTGGCGTTCATCGGTATCTACAACTTTACGTTTACCATCTTTATCAACGGTTACGATAGCTTGAGCTGAAAACAACTTCTTTAATCTACCAAAAAAACTCCTGTCATCTATTTCTTGTTCTGCCATAATTTATTATTAATTTCTACAAAATCCTATTTTGACATTATATGATATAAATATCGTAATTTATCAAAACACTACAACCATTGAGTTAAATCCTCAAATCCATCACCAGCTTTCATTCTCCACGGGTCATCATCCATAGTATTACCACCTCCATATATTCCATTATATGTATGAGAAGTAATACCACCTACCGCACTTTTAGTTAAATCAATTCCCTCTTGTCTTAAACGAAGTGCGGTATCTCTAACCCATAATCCAATTGAAAATGCCATTACCAAGTCATCATTATAACCCTTCATAGCTTCAGCTCTACCATTCATATAGATAAATGTGAATAACTCATCTACTAAACGAGAAGAACGAACTATAACTGATTTCTCTCTAAAGTAATCGGTTAATTTAGATATAATCAAAGGTCTGGTCTTAGACGTTGTTGAAAATCCGGCCACCAATCCCTTATCCTCTGCTCTATATCTATTTGTCATTTGATTCTCAGTATCAATATATTTTAAATCCTTACTCATATAGAATAAGTTTTTATATGCTCTATCAATTACTTGCTGAATTGTAGCCCAACCAATGTTTGCGTTCTCCACCACAAGTAAAGCATCATTATATTCGGTTGAAAGTGCTACTAAGAAATTCCCAAAATCTTTTGTATCAACTTTACCTTTATATTCTGCTACTTGAGTTGCGTTTACGATATCAATTACATGACAAGTTGAATAATCGGCCCCATCACCTCTCGCCACATCGGCTACTACCATATAAGATTTATTATAATCAGCATGCTCCCATTTCCAAAGGTTTCCATCAAATCCACCTTTCTCTATTGGTTCTTGAATATATGTTTCTTTGTAAAACATTAGAGTTTCTGGTTCAATTACAGTCTCACCAGAAGATACAAAGTCACAATCACATTCTTGTGCTGCTTTCTTTACACCTAATAGTTTTTCCTGCTCATCTCTCCATTTCTGGTCTCTTTCAGGATGTACTGTCCAATGTAATCTAATTGTATTGAATGGATTTCTACTTTCCTCAGCTCCTAACCAAGTTTGGTGAAACCAATTACCCACACCATTTGGAGTAGATAGTGCAATACAACTACCAACTGTTGATAAGGTAGATTGAGCTGCCACCCAAATCTCATCAATATCATCAATGAAGGCGGCCTCATCAAATATAAGAAGTGATAGGGCTTCCGAACGTCCTGCATCAGGAGATGAAGCAATAGCCTTAATTTGAGAACCATTTGTTAAACGAAGGGAAAGCTTGTTATCTTCCATAGAACCTCCCTTAAGCCAACTAGGAAGTAATTCATGCATTACCCTTACCTTTGTTACTAAGTTCTTTGCCACATCTTGCTTTGTTGCAATAACCAATACGTTAAAATCACCATTGAATATCATTTTCCAAAGTGCGTATCCTGCTGATAAGGTTGATATACCAGTTTGTCGTGATTTTAGAACTACGTTAAATCTATTATTTGCGAATTGAGTTAAAGTCTTTTCCTGAAATGGAAATAGATGGAAAGGTATCTTACCTCTAACCGGATGCTGAATCATACAATACTTCTTCATAAAATGTATCGGGTCTACCGCACATTTTTTGTATTCTTCTGCAATAATCTCTTTTAGAGATTTCTTTTGTGTTATACCAGTACTCATACTAATCTTTAAGAGGCCTTACTAAATCGTAATTTTTAGGTTTCAATTTTTCATACGCCTCATTTCTTAACTTTGTAACTTCTTCTATTTCCCTTTCAAAATTAATAATATCAGTCATTATTTCCGCTTTCAATTCAGTAACATCTCTTTCCATACTCCAAGTTTCAATTGTACCATCTTCTTGAACTACTTCATATGTTTGTTTTGCATCATTATATGCTTGTTGAAATTGTGCAATTACATCGTTACCATACGCAATCATATTAGAATACATTTTATAATCTTCATATTCTTTCCACAAACCATCAAGTTTAATTTCGGTTTCTTTTTTTGCTAAACAAGTAATACAATATCCAGTTTTTGATATTAATTTTTTATCAACTCTACCCGGTGTAATAGTTTTACATTGTTCACCTTTACAAGTATTTAACTTATCTAAATAAGCTCTTACTTCAGCCATAGTATCACCCAATTCAGATGTTTCTATTTTACCAGCTTCTAATTGCTCCCAAGATCTACCAGAATCATCAGTCCATTTTTCACCAATTTCTCTTGTTATGTTTTTTTTATCTGCTCCTGAAAATGATATTTGTGTATTCTTTTCATATTCACCGCCTGTCAATACCATATCTACCAACTTTCTACGTGTTGGATGCATAAATTTTTTATTGAATTCCTTTGCCATATTACTTACAATATATTTGTATATATAAGTATATCAAAATTCAAAAAACGATTAACTATCGAAGAAAATACCTAAAATTTGATTTAAGGGTGCGAATGCACCTGTTAATTTGTAAGTGTTTCCACCATAGACAAATACTATACCCTCATTTGGTACAATCTTATCAAAACCACCCAAAGCGTTTAAACGTTCTAACTCTAATTTTAATTTTGCAATCTTCTTAGGGTCACCACTTGTTTTTACTTGTTGAATTGTAGATTCCAAACGAGCTACCATTTGTCTTTTAGCACTATCAGGATTTGCCGTAAGAACCGATGTCATAAAGGATAGTACATCAGCACCAACTCCTAAAAATATCTCCTCAAATCTCATTAGATTTTGTTTTGATATCCTTTGTTGGTCTTGCTTATCAGTTTGCTCAGCCCATGCTCTTAATTTTCCATCTTGAATTGTATTAATACGGAATCCTTTATCACCAAAGGCCCATCTCTTAATCAATCCTATTTTTTCTTGTGTATCTAATTTTTTTGCACCCTTCTCTACAAAGTTAGTCCACCAAGCCTGATGGTAATCGGCCACACCATCACTATCTACTAATTTAAACTCATTTTGAAGTTTAGTAATCATACCCAAATACTTTCCCTGTAATTTGGAAAGATTTTCTGATTTAGGTAACTTATTCATTGGAGGTCCTTGTATTGTGTACTTAGATTGTACGTGCGCATTTACTTGCTTAATCATACCACCTAATATAGATGCCGCTTGTTGATTCTCACCTACAATAGTACCATCCATATCATAATCAAACGTACCATGAAATACCAATAGGGGTTGATTATAAGGGATTACGTTTACAGACGTTGGATATATTACTTCCAAATTCATAAACGAACTACCATCCTTAAAAACCTTCTTACGTTGAGGTTCTGATAGGGCTGCT